TAACTGCCAACAATTTACCATAGGTATTATATCTTTTTCTCGTTTTAGACAATTCATTATTTAAAAATTCAAGCTCATAGTCTTTTTTGTTAGAAGAAAATATTTGACCGCCACCGTCAGTTCTATGATATATTTCATCATCATGCGGCGGTGGCGTGGGGGGAGACTCGAGCTCGCCGCGACGCGAATTGCGGAGCTTCTCCTTTTTCGCACGCCTCCTTTCGACTGCGGTTAGGTGTGGCTGTTTTCGCGGCGGAGGCGGTGGCGGCTCGTCGGCACGTGTCAGGGAGGTCACACCCTTTATATGCGCCTGTTCCTTTTCAGCCGCTTTGGTATTTATGGAATCGAATTCGCTCTCTTTGGCCCATGCCTGGAAGATTTCCGCGAGTTCATCCTCTTCCCGACGCTCCGCAGCTAAACGCGCGTGTTCCGCCAATCGCGCCGCCTCATTTTCATCTGGTTCTTCCTCACTTTCATCTGGTTCTTGTTGCTTAATTTCATCTGGTTCATCAGAATTAATCCTATCTCCTGTCTCTAAAAGTTTTAATTTTTGTAAACTACCTATATCTTTGGATTGCTTCTTTGGTGAATTTTTTTTAGGTTGGGAATTTTTAACTTGATGAATTTCAAGTTTATCTAGTTCATTTGATATGTCATTTATTATTTGATTATTAAAAATACTTATCCAGTCCTCGTTTTTAGGAGTATTTGCTATTCTCAACGGTGTAATATATACCCATTCGTTGTTGGTCACATTTCCTTTAAATTTTAATTTGTATACATAATGTCCTTCGCTGTCAACATGTGTATGCTCCTCAGCCAATTCCACATCTTCCCCATACTTTTCTGATATAATACGTTTAACATGGCTATTCCTACCTTTCAGATCCTTAAAAAATTTTTTCCTATTGCTCTTGTTTGTACCACCAAGCATTTTACTAATTCTCTTTTCTAAATCATGCGGAAGAGAATTTAATATTGAATCCTTTTTCTTGGCTTCTTCAGAAAGATAACTAGCTGTTATACCTGCTTGACCCCTTTCTGCAAGATAAGCTTGAGCTTTTTCTCTGTGAAACTCATGAAAAGCATTTAATGCCAATGGTTCATAAGTCCACAGATTATGGTCATTATCAACAAGAATATCACGCGGGATTTGCAAGGAGCGCTCTTCCTCGCCGACGGTCATTATTGCTCGGACAAGATCACGCTCCATGTGAGTGATGCGGACCTGGTCCGCTAAATTACCACCTTGGATGATTTCTCCTAATCTATTGTTTCTGTCTAATTCTATCCTATTTCTTATATTTTCTGCCAATTCATATGCAGTTTGTCCAGCAGGATTATAATCATAAGTTTTTATATTTTCATCTGCTCCAGCTCTTAATAATATACCAACAGCATTTCCGTGATTTTGTTTCGCTGCCAAATGAAGTGCAGTTTTTCCACTATTATCTGTTTCATTTATATTTATCCCTTTTTCTATTAAAAGTTTCATAATTGTTTCTACATGCTCTAGATCAAAAAGATCTTCTTCATCATCATCAAAAATGCTATGAAGAGCATTGCGCCCATCTATATTTGTTATATTTATGTCAATATTTTCACTTTCTAATAATTTTTTTACTATTTCTAAATATCCTTTAGCAGCTGCCCAATGAAGTGCTGTTTCACCACCTCTATCTTGTAAATTTGGATCCGCATTATTAGTTAATAATAAATCAACAATTTCTGCATTTGGGTAGTAGTAGCCTTTGGCTAAAGAAATAAGAGGAGAAGTACCACGACGATTTTGTACATTTACATTAGCACCAGATTCAATAGCTACTTTCATTTGTTCTAAATCATTATTTTCTAATGCGTCAAAAAGATGTCTATCATTATTACTACCACCAGTTTGATCTTGAGAGTCTTCGTATTCGTCCTTTTCATTGAAATCAGTTATTAATCCGTTTTCGTCAATATATTTTAAAACTGTTACTAATCCATTTTTGTCAATATATAACTCATATTTAGTATTATTTGGTGTGTCTACAATTACTGTTTCACCTTCAGCATTATCTTTTTTAAATTTTTTATATTTTTCTAAAAATTCTTTTTGCTCTGGATCTAGTTCTACTTCTTTTCCATCTTCGTCCAAAAAACCGTCTTTATCTTCTTTTTGTCTTTCAATATTTCTAATTTTTTTATATAATTCCATATCTGCTATATAAAATTTATCTAATTTTTCAGATATTTTTTGATTGTGTTTCTTTAATTCTTCTTCAACATTTGCGTATATTGACATAGGTTGAAGAGGTTCGTCTACTATATTTTTATCATTTTTGTATATATATTCAAATGGTCCTTCTTTAATTATTTTTCTATTTGGTTCTACAAAATTTTTTGATATATTATAGTCCATTTCAGAGTTAGAAGTGTTATATCTTCTTGAATTTCTTGGTCCGGATTTCATATCACCACTATAACCATCTGGCATAATGTTGGGTTTTCCAACAGAACCAGGTAATATTCTTTTATTTACGAAGTCAGATTCATATTCAACTTTAGATTTTGCTATTAATTTATCTAATTTTTCCTTAGCTTCCATGTCTTGTTTGCGTTCGCGAAAAACTTTTTTGCGCATTGCTAATTGATCTAAATCTTCATTTTGTACTAATTTTGGAATTTCAGAAATTTTCTTGCGTTCCATATTTCCTCTAAATATTGCTTGTAATATTGATAGCTTACGACTTAGTTGGCGTTTCTGTTTACGATTAAGATTTTCGCAAGTGGGCGAAAAAGTATACCAATCAACACGATTAGTCTTTTGTGCCAGCGCCAGACAGGCGCCGACGTCAGGAAGCAGATTCTCCGGAGGCGTATGCACAGCTGTTGGTGGTGTGGGCAGGGCTTGTATCGGATTTGCAGCTTCTTTTCTGAGCTGATCCTCTCTCTCCAATCTTCTTCTATTTAAATATGTTGTTATTTTTCGTTGTCTGCGAGAGTCTGCTAACTGTTCGCGCCTTGCGTGTTCAAGTCCATCGGGAGTAAGGTAATACTTTTCCTTTTCTTCTTGAGCTTGTGCAGCTTCTTGTCTGAGCTGTTGTAGTTTTGATCTGGATTCAGATGGGCTTCCAAATCCAAATGATGGTTCTGTGTATTCATCAGAAACCTTCTCTTCACCAGGACTGGTACCACCAGTGAAACCCGTTTTTTTATTTTTTTTTAAAAAAAAATTTAAATCATGAACCATTATTAATATTATTATATTAATTCATATTTTAAAGATTGACATATATATATAGTATAAACAAAAACTAGATGCGACGTATACCAAAATCACCAATTTGCTTTATTTCATATTTATCTCTTATGCAGTGAGTATATATTTCTTCACTGCTTTTAAATTCATATGTAATATTATTCTTAATTAGATGCAATTTGGAATAAAAAAAATCATGCATATATTTCTTAGGTATTATTGAAATATGATCTATTAGTATATAACCAGCCCCACGACTTCCGAAAGGCGGATAATTTGAACAAGTGATTTTGTTTGCATTATAACTATATATATTTGAGCAGGGTTTAGTGAAACATAAGTCAGGCCTTATAAATATGAAATAATCAAATTCAATATTATTTTCTAATTGTATTTCTTCAATTATTTTACCACATTGTTCTATATTGTAATGAAAATGCAATGCTCTCAATAATTTTTTATCATCATTTAAAAACTCCACATATTTTGTTCTATCTTTTACTTGGCCTATTAATTTAGAATCTTCTATTTCATTTGTATCTAATAATTTCGAATAAAAAGTGATATTTTTATATTTTTTCTCATAACGCTCTATTTCTTGTTTTAATTTCTGTATATCAATTGGTTCATATTCAAAATCCCAATATTTTTGTCCTTTTGCCCCCGGATCATCGCATTTTAAATAAAATAAAACATGAGTATTTTGTTTATTATTATTTTCGAACAATTTACTTATAATATTCTCATATGCAGAATCAAAACAACTTAAAAAAGTTCTTGCATTTCCACATAAAAAATATATCCTATTCATCTACTTATATTAAATCTAGATTGTTTAGATTCTTTTTATTTTAAAATCACCTATTTGTATTCGTTGATATGAGCCAAGCGTATGCAAATATAGTGGCTCCGCAGATTTGAAAACATGCTCAGTATTTGTTCTTATTAATCGCATTCTTTCAAAAAAAAACGCATCTTTATACTTCTTTGGAATTATTGCAAGTAGATCACATCCTGCATAAAGTGGTGTTGCACGTTTTTTATTTGGTGTAAATGGAGAATAACAAGAGCAAATTACTTTGTTTTTATCGTAATTATTTATATTAGAACAGCATTTGCTAAAAAACAGATCTGGTCGTATAAATATAAAAAAATCAAATTCAATATTATTTTTTTTTTGTATTTCCTCTATTATTTTACCACATTGTTCTATATTATAGTTAAAGTGTAATGCTCTCAAAAATATATTATCTCTTTCAAAACCTTCAACATATTTAGACCTATCTTTTACTTGATTTAATAATTCATTATCACCAATTTCATTTGTATCTAATAATTTTGAATGAAAAGTAATGTTTTTATATTTTTTCTCATAACGCTCTATTTCTTGTTTTAATTTGTTTTTATCAATAAGATCATATTCAAAATCCCAATATTGAATACCCCTAGGACCAGGATCGTCGCATTTTAAATAAAACAAAATATGAGTATTTTGTTTATTATTATTTTCGAACAATTTACTTATAATATTCTCATATGCAGAATCAAAACAACTTAAAAAAGTTCTCGCATTTCCACACAAAAAATATATCCTATTCATGTACTTAGATTAAATCTAGATTATTTTTTTTTAAAATCACCTATTTGTATTTAAATTTAATTTTATTTAATTTTATTTAATTTTATTTAATTTTACTATGTGGATACACGAGAAAAAAAAACTGATTTATTTATGTAATCCTAAATGTGGTTCTCAAACTTTATTAGCAGCATTAAAAAGACATGGTTTTATTAATTTTATTGGCGAGCCACGCCTTCGCGAATCATGCCGCAGACAGAACAGCGACATAGAAACCGCTATAGAAAAATATAATGGTAATTGGATGCATGCATGCATGAAAACAATAGTAAAATTTATGAAAGTTATTGGAAAAAATCCATATGATTATAAATACTTTACCGTAATAAGAGAACCGATAGATAGATTAATAAGTAACTTTAATTATTGTAAATTCGATAAGGATTGGCATGCTTTTTATTGCGGTCCAGGGGAGATAAATACCAAAAACGCACTATTGGATTTTTCAAAAGAATTCAATTATACATATAAAGGAAAATATAACTATACAATAAATGATTATTTATCTATTGGATTAGAAAAATCTGATAATTTATGCACACATCCAATGCCAATAATTGATTATACTGAAATTTTAGATAAACGATTTAATATATCCATATTTAAATTAGAAAATATGAATGAATTAAAAAAATTTCTTGATAGTTATGATATTTGTTTTGATATTAATTGTAAGCTTAATAGTGGAAAATATGATTCATTTAAAATTAGGAATATAATTACTAAAGAAAATATAGATAAAATACGTAATATATACAAATATGAATATACGTATTATTATAAAAATTTTTAATTATTTCGCACCAGAATGGCACAAAAACAACTTAAAAAGTTCTCGCATTTCCACACAAAAAATATATTCTATTCATGTACTTAGATTAAATCTAGATTATTTAAATTCTTTTTATTTAAAAATCATATATTTGTATTTAAATCAGTTTTTTTTACTATGTGGATACACGAGAAAAAAAAACTGATTTATTTATGTAATCCTAAATGTGGTTCTCAAACTTTAGTAGAAACATTAAAAAGACAAGGTTTTATTAATTTTATTGGCGAGCCATGGCGCCGCAGACAGAACATCGCGAAATGCCCCGCTATAAAAAAATATAATGGTAATTGGATGCATGCATGCATGAAAACAATAGTAAAATTTATGAAAGTTATTGGAAAAAATCCATATGATTATAAATACTTTACTGTAATAAGAGAACCGATAGATAGATTAATAAGTAACTTTAATTATTGTAAATTCGATAAGGATTGGCATGCTTATTATTGCGGCCCAAACGGCTACTGTCATACCAAAAACGCATTATTGGATTTTTCAAAAGAATTCAATTATACATATAAAGGAAAATATAACTATACAATAAATGATTATTTATCTATTGGATTAGAAAAATCTGCTAATTTATGCACACATCCAATGCCAATAATTGATTATACTGAAATTTTAGATAAACGATTTGATATATCCATATTTAAATTAGAAAATATGAATGAATTAAAGAAATTTCTTGATAGTCATGATATTTGTTTTGATATTAATTTTAAGAAGAATAGTGGAAAATATGATTCATTTAAAATTAGGAATACAATTACTAAAGAAAATATAGATAAAATACGTAATATATATAAATATGAATATACGTATTATTATAAAAATTTTTAATTATTTCGCACCAGAATGGCACAAAAACAACTTAAAAAGTTCTAGCATTTACACATAAAAAATATATACCAATCTTTTTCATATTAGAATAATATTATTTATATTTTTTGAATAATTACATTAGATTCACAAGCAATTGAACCCACAACATCACTATTTTTATAGTCATTTAAGAATTTTATTTTTTTTATACCTGAAGCACATAAAATTTTTGTACAATTAATACAAGGATAATGTGTTACATAAGCAATTGAATCATTACAACTTGAACCACGTTTTGCACAATCACAAATAGCATTTTGCTCTGCATGTATTGTTGCTTGCTCATGATCGTCAACGACAATTGATTTGTGACTACAACCAGGTAAAAATCCATTATATCCTTGAGCAATAATACGATTATCTCTAACCAATAAACATCCAACCTTTAAACGTTCACAAGGAGAACGTTTCGCCGTAACTTGGACAATTTCCTTGAAATATTCGTCCCAAGAAGGTCTTTTTTTATCCATATATTTAAAAAAAATATTATTTACAATTATCTAATCGCATTAGCAAAATGCCAAAAATCATAATCAGAACATTGTGCTTTACGAGATATACTGCCTATATCCGATTCTGAATCTACTTCACTATAACATATAAGAGGATAACTATGGTAAATCTCTTTTTTATTTAGCCTCAATATTATTAACATATAATGATCAATAGGTGGAAATACATAATTAGGAATTTGTTTTCTTTTGTTAAATTCATTCAAAAGTAGTTCACAACATTTTTTGCTAATTATATAAGCATTAGACGTTCTATCACAATCCATATTATTCCAAATTGTATCATAATCATATTTCACCATATTTTCATTTACTTTAACACAATTTTTCATTTTATAATCTTCTGTAAATCGACCTCCAATATAGAATATACTATCAAAATCTAAACATTTTAGAGTTTTTAAATGTTCTTTCATTTTTTCTGAAAAATTTTTTGAAAATTGAGCATCGTCTTCGAAAATAACAATATAATCCGAATCTAATTTATTTAGAGCCATTTCCCATAATGATTTATGACTCAAAAAACAACCAACTTCTCCATATGAAAGTTTTTCAAAATAAGTAGGTATCTCCTCAATAGATGCACCATCTATTGCAGGAAATATTTTTAAACTTTGTTTATTTAGTGGAAACCTTTTAAGAAGTGATTCTAATCTATCTTTTCTTCTTTCTAGATTGATTGCATACATTTTATCATTTAAATAAATCTTTTAATGTTATATTTTTTACGTATTTTAAAATATAATTTAAGAAAAAAAATTTCATCATTTATGAAAAACTTCGGTTATTGTATTTGGCTTTTACCTAATAACACAAATTGGAACAATTATACAAATGGATTTATTTTTCATATGACAATAAAACATAGTTTAACACTTTCTGATGCAAGGAATATATATTCCAAATTGAAAATTAGTTCACAAATTATGGAATTAGCTGAAAAATATACTTTGGATAAAGAACACAATTTTAACGCATTATATTATATTCTAAAAACAGAAAATATTCAAGAATGTTTTCCAAAAAATTTTCATGTATCTCTTTTTTATAAGTACAATGAATCAATTACTAATGAAGAAATACAAAAAATTGAAAAATTATCAAATACTGTTATTTTTGATAAAATCGCTTTAGTTGATTGCAACAATAAACACTTTAAAGATTGGAATATAATTTGTTCCAAAAAACTTTTATAAAAAAATGAACATAATATTCCTTTTGATTTAATTATCAAAATACTTAAACTTTTAGTATTAAACAAAAAATAAAATGTCTTTGGCAAAAGATATTCCAAATGAAATGTCTTTGGCAAAAGATATTCCAAATGAAATGCTTGAAATAGTGTTTGACTATTTGGAAAATACATGTTTCAGCAAAACATTTCTTTGTAAAAAAAGAGAAACAACATTGAATAACACTCTTCGCAAATACATGAAAACATTTATGCCAACAACAGTATATTCTGCAAATTCTATCAAGTATTATAGTAAATTGTATCATAAAGATGAGGCATTTGGTGACCGAATTTATGATAACAGAGCAAATGCTAAAAGAATCACGCTTCTATTCCATAATTCAAGAAAAAAAACGCCAAAACAACGATGTTGTGCAAAAACAAAATCTGGAAAACGATGTAAAAAAAAGACTTTTATGTTATTTTGTGAATGTCATAAAAATGCAAAGCCATATTGGATGTAATACATTAGATGAGTATATAAGATCTTGTTTTTTAAGAATAACATAAAAGATTCGCAAAATAAATTTACAAAAAAATTTTTAGTTTTTTTTAATTTTTTTAAGTTTTTTAAGTTTTTTTAAGTTTTTAAAATTTTTTAGTTTTTTTTTGTTTTCAGTTTTAAGTTTTTGGGGTTTGGGGTTTGGGGTTATATTTTGTGGTTACCAATATTCTTAAAGAATATAATTAAGATCATATTAGACTTAATTGCTGTAAGCGAGACCACCCATACCGCTCATGATGCGGAGGACATTGTAATTGGTGGCGTAAACGCGGACCTTAGCATCAGTGGCAACAGTCTCAGATGTGAGGGTAAGTTGAAGAGTGGCGTTATCGATGCGGGACATGTTGCATGTTCCGGATGGTTGGTGCTCTTCAGGCTTAAGACCAAACGAGTAAACGTTGATACCAGTCTTGGGGACATTGGTGTGGTGTTGGTAAGGTTGGACAAGATTGAAGTAACGACCCATGCGCTCCGAGAATCTGTCGTGACCATTGAGTTGGAGCTTGGCAATTAAGACAGGGTTTAATCCAGATGCGTCGGTGTAATCGAATTTCTCGACGCCGTCTGCATCTCTTTGGACAACCCAGACAAGTTCCTTACATGGGTGATTGAAGTTAAGCTTGATCTTGTTGCTGACGCTTGATACTGATTCATCACCAGTGAATTGAACTTGTTCAATAAGGTATTCATGTGAAACTTGGGCAAATCTGCGGCGCTCATCAGTGTCAAGGTAGATGTAATCAACGTAAAGCGAAGCAGCTGAAAGTGAAAGACCAGTGGCAGCAGTGAGTTCCGAAAGAGCGCTGAATTCAATGTTGATCTTGACTTCGTGGTATTGAAGAGCAATAAGAGGAAGAGCAAGTCCAGGGTTGCGGCAGAACCAGAATTCAAGAGGAATGTAAAGGTCGGTTTCAGCACTGATACCCGCGGTGGCGGAGCCAGCTCCAGTCATGAGACCATAACCCTCCTTCTTTCCAGCTTCTTGTGAAAGCTCGTTCCAGATGTGCATCCAATCACCGTAGTGTTTGTCAATGCGTTGTCCACCAATTTCGACTTCGGCGAATTTGATAAGAGCTTGACCAAGGTCCTTTACATATGTACCACTGGATAAAGCTGGTACAGTAACTTGAAGATAAACCTTGTGCATAAGGTCACCGTTACGTGAAACAGTGCATGTTACACGTTTGCCGAAATCGGCAGCACCATTGAAGGTTTGTTCGATGGCTTCCATCGAGAAATTTGTGTGGCGGCGGTAAACTACTTTGAAGAAAGTAATTTGAGGGTTACCTGTAAGGTAAATGTCTTGAGCACCATAAGCTACGAGTTGCATTAATCCTCCTCCCATTGTATAAATCTATACAAGAAAAAAAATTTGGACAATTTAAAACATTCGATATTGACACATATTCCAATTTATTAATGTGGAATTGACATACATTGATAAGTATTTGAAGTAAATAATATGTGGCAAATAAAAATTTCTGACTTAAAATACTAGTTTTTTAGTTTTTTTGTTTTTTTGTTTTTTGTTTTTTAGTTTTTTAGTTTTTTAGTTTTTAGTTTTTAAATTTTTATAATTTTGTGGTTACCAATATTCTTAAAGAATATAATTAAGACTATTTTAGACTTAATTGCTGTAAGCAAGACCACCCATACCGCTCATGATACGGAGGACATTGTAATTGGTAGCGTAAACACGAACCTTGGCATCGGCGTCGCCCGCAACAGTCGCGGCGGTGAGGGTAAGTTGAAGAGTAGCGTTGTCGATGCGGGACATGTTGCATGTTCCAGATGGTTGGTGCTCTTCAGGCTTAAGACCAAACGAGTAAACGTTGATACCAGTCTTGGGGACATTGGTGTGGTGTTGGTAAGGTTGGACAAGATTGAAGTAACGACCCATGCGCTCCGAGAATCTGTCATGACCATTGAGTTGGAGCTTGGCAATTAAGACAGGGTTTTCAGTACCATCAGTGTAATCGAATCTGCCACCATCGGGATCGGCATCGACGGAAGCATCTCTTTGGACAACCCAGACAAGTTCCTTACATGGGTGATTGAAGTTGAGCTTGATCTTGTTGCTGACGCTCGATACTGATTCATCACCAGTGAATTGAACTTGTTCAATAAGGTATTCATGTGAAACTTGGGCAAATCTGCGGCGCTCATCAGTATCAAGGTAGATGTAATCAACATAAAGCGAAGCAGCCGAAAGTGAAAGAGCAGCTGTAGTAGTAAGTTCCGAAAGAGCACGGAATTCAATGTTGATCTTGACTTCGTGGTATTGAAGAGCAATGAGAGGAAGAGCAAGTCCAGGATTGCGGCAGAACCAGAATTCAAGAGGAATGTAAAGGTCGGTTTCGGCCGAGTTCGCGCCGAGGGCAGCACCGATCATGTCGTTGTAACCAGCCTTCTTTCCGGTTTCTTGTGAAAGCTCGTTCCAGATGTGCATCCAATCACCGTAGTGTTTGTCAATGCGTTGTCCACCAATTTCGACTTCGGCGAATTTGATAAGAGCTTGACCGAGATTTGGTACATAACCAGCGGCACAGGCTGGTACAGTAACTTGAAGGTAAACCTTGTGCATAAGGTCACCATTACGTGAAACAGTGCATGTTACACGTTTGCCGAAATCGGCTGAACCATTGAAAGTTTGTTCGATGGCTTCCATCGAGAAATTTGTGTGGCGGCGGTAAACTACTTTGAAGAAAGTAATTTGAGGGTTACCTGTAAGGTAAATGTCTTGAGCACCATATGCTACGAGTTGCATTAATCCTCCTCCCATTGTATAAATCTATATAAGAAAAAAAATTTGGATAATTTAAAACATTCGATATTGATACATATTCCAATTTATTCTAGTAATTAATACATATTATGTATTAAAGAATTTACAAATTATAGTTAATAATATAAAATGAATAATTTAGTTGATTTAGAATATTATGATAAAATGTATCATATTCGCAAGAAATTAATAATTAAACATAATATTAGTTCTTTTCATTTATTAGACAGTTTGAAGAATACTGTTTATACAAATGATATTACATGTGAAACACATTTAGTATCGTGTTTTAATGAAAATTATGTTTTCGTTATAATAGGTGAACAATGCATGGTCCTTCCAAAATTATGCGCATCAAGATGGGGATATCTTGAAGCAATTATTAACCGATGGAATGATGATATTACTTTCCCTATTATAATTAATATTACAAACTTATTGCTTGATTCGAACATTTTAACAGAAGTTTCCTATAAACGTCTAATAAAAGATATATTACGTTGTTTATACGAATCAAGAATAAATCGTATATATGGATTAACTAAAACTGATGTTGAATATTATAAACCGTTTTTACAATTATTAATCCCACCAAAAAATTATTGGGAACCAGTTACAACAAATAATGGTTTCGGACTTTGGACACCGTCAACGCATTTATTTACACCAACAACTGATACAACAAATGATGACACAGATATAGAACAAAATGTAGAACAAAATTTATAATAAATATGCTTTTCTAGATTTTAAATATACATTAACAATAAGATTATTATGACCTTCAATGTGTATCATTATGATAAAAATAAAGAAAAAAAAACTATCAATTTTGGTACAAAATCAGAAACTATTAATCAAATATGTAGTAATTTTGATACAATATTTCAATTGAAATCAAAATTATGTGTTTATGCTAAGATTGCAAAATCACCTGATGACATATATGTTTGGATTGAAGAAATTAATTCTCCATTTAACGAAAATGGAAAATATTCAAACTATAAATCATACGATATTATACCAAACAAAAATCATATTAACATTATTACTAAAGATAATTTAGATATTGTAAATGGAGCAAATTGGATTAAAGATTGGAAAAATATCAAATCAAAACCTTTAACTCAAGAAACTATTAATAATATTAAACTACATTCTGATAATGTTACAAAATTAGAATCTGAAATTATTCCTTCCTCAAAACTCAAAGAAAATTTTGTTGCACATAGTGCTATTTTAGCAGATATTACTCAAAACAAAGAAAATATAAACTTAGATAGATTATTTAAAAAATTTCAGTTGAACAAAAATATTCCAGTTTGTAGATTATCTAATTTAGAAAAAGTACAAACTAAAATTTTTTCACCTGCTGTTGGAATGACAAGTGACGAAAAATTTTGGTCAAGATTTACATCGGAAAAAGGAAATAAACAAAAAAATTTGCAATTCAAATTTGAATTTATTAAAACTATTGTTTATGTGTCTTTACATATTGACGGAAATCTAAAATTAGCATGCCATTCAGAAATTTCTAACAATATTGACATCAATAAATGGAGAAATATATATGAAAATATAGTAAATTGGATTATTATTCCAATCAATAATATTACTGAAAACACTATAGAAAATTATTTATTTGAAAATATTAAATACAGGAATATTATTACATCAATTTATCTAAAAAAGAATATCAACATTAATACCAATTTAATTGAACAATTCAATTCAAATATACCATTTTTTACATATGATGTCAAAAATGATAAAAAAAGATTAAAATTTATTAAAATATCTAATTATCAAAACCCCGAAAAACGTATACAAATTGCTAAAGAATTTTTAGGGCAAAATATTAGTCAACAAGATGTTGCTTCAAAACTCGGAATATTATTTATGATATCAAATAAAGAGGCAAAATCAATTATTAATACTGCATTATCAACAACAACAAATACTAATCAAGTTAATGGAAATGTATTTCACATATCACTATCTGATTCAAACAATATTAAAATAATATATTACGGAAAAAATTTTGATGAAATCAATTATGCTGTTAAAATGATTAGAAAGGTTTTGTGGTCCAATAGAATAAAAAAAATCAAAAAAGAAAAAAATAATGTTGTTACAAAAGATACATCAATTGATGAAGAAAACGAAGAAAATGATGAAGATGATTTAGATGCCTTTCTTGAAACCATAGATGATGATGAACAATTAGTATTTAATGATGAAGAACTAAATGATATAGATGATGAATTTGATTCAGAAGATCCAAAAATACTTGTGACAGAAGAAATTGAAGAAGAGTCAGATGAAGAAAATGATGAAAATGATTCCACACAAATTGCATCTTTTTCAAAAGTTAAAGTAAGTAAAAAAAATAATATTATATTACCACCACCACCACAAATTAGAACACAAATTGAATTTGATTTACCACCAAATAATTGGGATATTTCAAAATCAAAAGAGTCTAATATTAGAGAATATCGCTCCAAAAGAATCAAATATTATGACCCAGGCTTATATAGTCAAGTTTTCACACTCACTGGAGAAAAAACTAGTTCCGGAAGAGGAGCTTCATTCATTACTTCATGTTATCCAACGACTGCACATCCTATAGCATTTAATAAAGGCGAATATGAAGAAGTTCTAAAAAGATTAAAAGATTATGAAAAAAATGCAAATAAAAACATTAAAAGAATTTTGGACTTTAAAGAATACAGAAATATATGGTATTTATCTTGTGAATGCATATGTTTAAGATGTATGGTACCTATGGCAGAAAAAGAACTTTTACAAAATGATACTTGTCCAATATGTAAAAAAAACGATTACACTCTTATTAATACAAAAAAAAATCCAGGAAATTTTATTAAATTAGTTCCACAAGATTTAATTTTGAAAACACAAGATAATGAAGAACAAATTGGCGCCTTCCCATGCAGAAGAAAAAGACAACAGCAAAAAAAGACTATAAAATCAAAATCTCTTTCTAAAAAGAAAAATAAAGATATTTATGTTCTAAAAACAACTTCATTTCCATTAGCTAAAAATAAATTAGGAGATATTCCAGAATCTATGCATAAAATGTTTCAAAATGCAGCACAACTATCATATGGTAGCTTACCAAAAATTAAATCTACATTCTTTCTTAGACAAGGTATTTACAATGATTTCAATGAAGCATTAGTAAATTCATTTTTTAAAACATTTGCTTGGTTAACAGGATTATCTGAAACAGAATTGATAAATCTTATAATCAAAAATTTAAGTATTCCAAAGCAAATTATAAGAACATGCTCAGGACTATTATTAAATATGTTTTCCGCACCTTTAAAATCTTATTCCAAATATTCAGAATGGCTAAAAAAATACAATATTTCAGACAATGAACTTCATAAAAAAGCATTCACTTCACACACAAATATCGTAAATTTCATTAACGATAAAAATATTAAACACGATCATACAATATGGTGGCCAATATTATGTTCCCCCGGAGTAATATGGAAATATGGACTTAATCTTTACCTTTTTAATATTTCTATATCAAATGATGGTAACTCTAAAATTGATTATGTGTGTCCATATAATGGTGAATCGTATTTCTATCATTACGGTGATGGCTATGAAAAAACAAAAACAGCTTTTATTACTTTTAGATATTCCAATAATTCTATTGTTTATGAACCAATTGTAAGATATTCAACAAATTCTAAAATAAATACAAAACTATTTGATACTCAAGAAACATGGGACTATGTAGCACCACTTAGAATACATTGTGGAATAACATATCCTAACAAATTTATCAATTATTTAAGAAAAAATAATTACGTTAAAAATCCACTTACTTATTCACAACTTAAAACGATTCTTGATTTTATAAAAATCAAAATATATGCTCAAATTATAAATGAAAATAACCAAATTAAAGGAATATTAGTTAAACATCAAGAATATAGCTTTTATATTCCAGTAAAAATTGCTTCAATACCAAACGACCCAAAAATACTTATTTTAGATAAAATTCCATGCAATAATCTACCAACATTCAATAAAGCTATATATTTCTATACATTACTTAAAAAGTATAATGTAAAAACAAAACCATTGGAATATACAATTAATTTTTCTAATAATAAGATTAACGGATTAGTATTAGAAACGGATGACATTGTTCCAATTGAAGAAAGCGATCTTGGATCTCATAATATAATTAATCTTAAAAAAAGTCTAAAAACTATTTATACTTGCATACCTGAAAAACAAAACATTGATGATAGAATTAAATATGTTACCAAATTCAATAAATTTTGGTCAGAATATGATAAATTTATCATGAATATTTCTAAAAATTTAGGACAAAAAAAACATAATCCAACTATTGAAGATATTCAAAACGCAGCTAACGCAAAAACCCCAATCGAAAAAGAATATTTATCAATAATTTTGAAAGAATTTGAATATAATTATTCAAGAAAAGAAGATATTAGTAGTTCCAGAATTCCAACATTTTTAGATTCTTTATCATCAATACAAAATGATTCAATTATATTTGATAATAACAAATCTAAAGACCAATATATCAAAAATAAAATTGAACAAGAAAAATATAAAAAATATATACCAAATCTTAATTTGGATAATAATCAATATATTTTAAATCAAACAGACTATTTAAAAACAAAAAATGGAACACATTTACCCAGAAAATGGCAAGAAATATTATTAAGAGATTTCAAATACGATAATAATGATCAATATTCATGGATTAATAAAGTTGCACCATTTAAATATCATAAACAACTAAATGAATACCAAAATAAAAATCAATGGTCGAAAATTGCAAATATGCTAGATATAGGCATTATAATATTTGATATTGATTCTGCAAAAAAGATTTTGCCAAAATCAAATAAACAAAATTTCTTTTTGTTGTTTTATAAACATTCTGATAAATATTATCCTATTTTTATAAATAGATATAATGACAACAACGCATTTAATATACATTTAAATGAACTTTCAACAGAAATATTAGATTTGTTAAACATGAGTAATACATATTCGATTGAAGGCATCTCTTCAACAATAATACATGAACCACCAACAACACCAGAACCTAATCCAGAAGAACCTAGTCCAGAAGAATCTAGTCCAGAAGAATCTAGTCCAGAACCAACATCCACAATACCAGCACCAACACCACCGCCTGCACCTGCACCAGCAATAGCAATAGCACCAGCACCAGCACCAGCACCAGCACCCGCACCAGCACCTGCACCAGCGCCTGCACCAGCGCCAGCAATAACAAATACAGTTCCTGAAAAATTTTGTAAATTATCTGAAAAGTCAAAAACAAAAAAACATTGTGTTACAACAAAAAATGAAAGTGAAAATGATATTATAAATTGTAACTACAATAATAAAACAAAAAGATGCAATACAAAAACAGAATCAGCTCCTAAAAAAGATGAAAATACCAACATTACTTATTGTAAATTATCTGACAAAATTAAAAATAAAACAAAAAAACATTGCGTTTCTACAAAAAATAAAGACGAAAATGATCCAGATTCATGTCATTATAACCAAAAAACAAATAGATGTAATACCAGAAAACATAAATGATTTAATTAATAACTTATAATATCGAATTGTATTTGTGAACATTTATTGTTGGTTTATTTGATTTTGTTTTGAAAGCCGATGGATCCCATTGTCTATCACTTTCACTTCCGCCAGACTCACCATTATAGTTTTTTCTACTATAATTCCAAACTTCCGGTTTTCCTAATCTAAATGGAGGATGAGACGATGCTTTATACCAAAAAACCTGCTCATCAATACGATTACTTTGAGCATTGTTGTTAATTACAAGACATTCATAGTTTTCTGTACATTGATCCATAATTTGACAAAATACTTCAAAATTTGGAAACATACCAGCATAACATTCATATAATCTTTTACGATTTTGAACTATATTTTCCCTCAAAATAAACACATAATCAATATTTGTTCTTAAATTAGGCGGTATACCAAGAGCATATTGCATTGTTATAATAAAAAACATTTTGAAATGTCTTCCGTTCATAAATAAAGAACGAATATGTTTTGATCTTGTCCAAGAATTATCATATAAACAATCATCTAATATTAAATAAGCACTTGGATTAATAAGTGCAGCATTATGCCCACCTTGACGTTTTTTATTAATTAGTCTCTCCTGACGAGTTAATACCCTTTGTATAATATCTTCATTATATTCATTATGAATAAATATTGGTGGAACCATATTTCCATAAAAACAATTTGCAGATTCAGTAGCAGAAATTACAGTTCCAACAGGTATTTTTTGATGATACCATAATAAATCTTTAACTAAAAAACTTTTACCAGTATTTCTTTTCCCAATCATTACAACAACCTTATCCGGTGCAATTGATGACATATCAAATTTCTTTAGTTGAAGTTTCATGTACATAGAGAAGGAAAAAAAATGAAGTCATTTAACACTAAATGTAATATATAACATATAACAATGAAAGGTGAAGTTATCAGAAATAACAGTAAAACAATATTATCTGAGATTATTAATGATGAAAATATTACTAATAATCTAGAAAAAGGAGTTTTTAATTTCTCTATTTGGAAAGCAAAAGAACGTCATGAGCCATGTACATGGGAAAATAATAATTTTATTAACATTTATAAAAACAAGTTGAAACAAATCTGTGCAAATATTATGCCTGGTTGCTACGTTCAAAATAAACAATTGTTACAAAAACTCAAAAATGGAGATTATAAACCACATGAAATTGCATTTTTACCACCAAATAAACTATTTCCAGAAAGATGGGAAAAAATTGTTCAGGAAAAAGAAAAAAGAGATGCAGTTATTTCAGAAATTGATTATGGTCAAGCTACAAATCAATTCACTTGTGCAAGGTGCAAAGGAAATAAAACAACCTATTATACAATGCAAACTAGAAGTGCAGATGAAGCAGAAACTATATTCATTACTTGTCTCGAATGTGGAAGGCGTTGGAGGAAATAAAATATAAAATTCACTAATTAAATAAAATGTATTACTAATAATAATCCATGTACGAAATACTATATAGTATAGCAATTATTGCGATAGTGTTTTATATTTTTTATTCGTATTATAATCCGAAATTAATATACGTTCGATCAAGAATTGACAATAAAATTTATGTTGTTCGCAATACTGATGATAAACAACAAGCTGCAGATTTACTCGCAAATGTAAGTAAACGTTTACATAAACTAGTTTCAAGAATGTCTGAAAAATATGGAACCAAACATAAGGGAGTGAATCTATTAAAAAAACGATTCAAAGGTCATGAAATAAGAGAATCATTACCCAAATTAAACCAAACAAGTTATAGTCTAAATAAAGGAGAAAAAATAGTATTGTGCATAAGAGCAAGAAATAAAAAACAATCTTTAATAGATATCAATACAATTACATTTGTTGCATTACACGAAATGGCACATGTAATGACAATATCAATTGGTCATAAAAAAGAATTTTGGGAAAATTTTAGGTTTATATTAGCACATGCTATTAAATGGAAGATATACACACCTGTAAATTATTCTTTGAAACCCAAACCATATTGTGGTATTAAAATCACAGATTCACCACTCAAAACATCAGATATAAATAAATATTTTGTATCATAAGTACTTACAAATTATTAATTTTTTTTTAGATTCTTATTATATGCCTAAATATACGTTGAAATGTCGTCAAATATCAAAAAACCATTCGAGAAAGGCATCTTCTGAAGAAATACCAAAAAAATTCTTTTATAACGATAATTCTTCGCTAGAATGTCCAATTACATTTGAAATTTTTTATGATCCGGTAATCGCAGAGGACGGTCATACGTATGAAAAATGGGCTATTCTTAAATGGTTTGAAGAAAATAATACTTCACCAAAAACAAATCAAATTATTGGTAAATGCTTAATACCAAATATTGCCTTAAAAATATTAATTGATCAAATTAATCAATCACAACCAACGCCTTTCAAATATAATCAAGAATTTATGAATAATGCAAATATGGTAAAAAATATAACTTTGCAAAATCCTGATAACATTAGAAATCAACTTAACAATGCATTAAATACTATTAAAAATAAAACAAAACAAAATACTTTAATTTCACAATATATAAATCAAGAAACGTTATTCGAAAAAGCGCCATATGGAATACGTATACAATCATCGGAAAATCTTCAAACTGAACTTGAAAAACTTCTTTTTTCATCAGAATCAAATGCAGCTATTCATTCATAAAAATATTTCTATTTTTTATTATTTGTAAATTTTTTACATCCTAATTTTTTACCCAATTTAACTGCTTTTTTACTTATATTTTTAAAAGAATACGGTCTCTTTTTACGTGTTTTACGCTTTTTTGCTTTAATTTCAGCAACATCTGCCCAAAATTTTGAAGCAATAATACCCTTGCAATCATAATTACCATTCTTGTCACATACAGGATAATTTAAACTGTCTGGCTTCAAAAAACATTTTTTGTCTAACATTTGTCTCAATTTTTTTGATTCTGGTTTATCATTTTTCCATCCAGCCGCAGATAAAGCATCTTTATTATTTACCATTAATTATTTGTATAAATTTAAAAAATCCAAAAAATATTTAAAATGAGACTGTTGTTATGAGACCAAAAGCTTGTATTTATCCTTGCTCGGCGTGCTGTAAAATTGTTAAATGGAATGAATCCGCAATGTATTTGCTACATAATCCAAAAGCATTTTTACGTAATTATGTATTCTTATTCTTATGTGAAGAATGTTTTGTTGATTCCATTTTTCAAAGTTTTAGTTTTTATGATAATATGTTCAATAATGGACTCATAAATGCTGATTTTGATATTCCAGATCATTTTGATGTTGAACAGTTCATTCCAGTTAATCAAGATAACCATCAAAATAATAAAAAATATTATTACATTGATGATAATCTGAAAGCACTAATAACACAAGATGACGAATATCTTTCAAAACAAACTTGGAAATATGAAGATGATTGGAAAATAGGACATAGGTTTTCTTCATATGAACATGCTTTTTACTTCTTTATCAGTAATTATGAACCAGAATTAGAATTTATTCCAATATTATTGAAAACTATTGCTAAAAATAATGATTTACCAATATGTTTTAACAATAAATTTATTGATCATATTATCCACAAATCACAACTCAATGACAATGACAAACTATACTTTAAAGAACTTAAAAAAAATAATTTACGAATTTCTTGCATGAATATAGCAAATATTTTACCAGAAGAATTATTTGAATATATTTTAGAATTTTAATTAAACATAATAAAATGCATCAAATATTATTATAATATGATTTCAAAATTTTACATATATTTTCGTAATTTCTCATACAAATCCATTTATATTAATGTTTCTAATCAATTGAAAAATAAATATAACACAATTCTTAGAAATAATATCAGAAAACTATATTTTTTATGTCAACCTTATCGCAGTTTTGATTATAACAAAAAAGCAATCAAAAATACAAATAAAACAATTGATTATATTTATAATTTACCCAATTATAGTATCAAGAAAATTAATGCTAATATTTTTTTAGTTAAAAATGCAATGCAAAATATATGGCAAATATATGCAAATAATCCAATCCGAATTTGTGGATCTTTTTTGAGTTCATATTGTATATTATCTATGTTTTTCAAAGATTCATAATTTATTCTTATTTCAAGTATTTATAAGTATTCGTATCGGGCGCATCAACAAACTAATTATAATAGTATTACAAAAAATACCAAAAATACTAACCAAAAATAAAACAAATTTTACAGATTCTCCAATTAATGATTCTGACAAAATATGTATTGAAATTAAAATTCGTATAAATAATTCTATCAAATTCAAACAATAATATGATATTATTGACGTTTTTGTTTTAAAAATTATCGCAAAATATCCTGTAATTGGACATATGACTGATATTAAATAATAATTCTCATAATACCACGAATAAGTAAATATAATTATTGCATTGTATGTATTTGCAATTATTATATAAACCAGACTTTCAGTACTAAATATATTTATAGGATTTGAATAACCATCTACAAATTCTATTTCAATTGGCAATTGTACTTGTTCATTTTCAATTAATATATTCACTGTTCCAATAGGAATTTGTATAATTTCTTCATCTTCATATATATTTATTGCAGTACATTCAGGTATATTTTCAGATACTGAAGACATTCATTAACATTAATATAATATTTTTAGTTTATGTAAATAAACACTATATATAAAAATGAACACATATTTTGTATTTAAACTTAAAACAATTAAAATAAATTATAAATACAAAAATGTCAAAAATTTGGAATAATGATTTTATTCAAGCTTTAGATGAATTAGAAGAAATTAGCAAAAATAAAGGAGAAATCTTTAGAGCTAGAGCTTATAAATTGGCTTCGGATTCTATTTTAAGTATGCCAGAAGATATTCATTCTGTAGAACAAATTAAAGGAAAACATGGAATTGGAGATGCAATTTACAAAAAATTAGAAAGTTTACAAAACACTGGTAAAATTAATGCAATTGAAAGAGAAAAAGACAACGTTTTGCATCAGTTGTGTAAAGTATATGGAATTGGACCAAAAAAAGCTTTGGAGTTGTCAAAAGTAGTTAATTCTATCGAAGAATTAAAACAAAGACCAGATTTGACTAACAACAAACAAAAAATTGGTTTAAAATATTTTGATGATATACTAAAACGTATTCCCAGAAGTGAAATCGACGAATACAATAAAGTAATACAAAAATTGTTACCGCCAAATAGTAAAGCTGAAATTGTTGGTTCCTATAGAAGAGGTAATTTGTCTTCCGGAGATATTGATATCATTTTCACAAGCGAAAATCCAAGTGATTTTGATAAATTTCTTGACAAAGTTAATGCACAGAATATTATTTTAGAATTTCTGTCAAGAGGAAAAAAGAAAAGTCTGACTATTGGTAAATTGAATAATTCCAATGCAACTCCTAGAAGAATAGACTTTCTTTATGCACCACCCGAAGAATATGCATTTGCAATATTGTATTTTACTGGATCTAAAGCTTTCAATGTAATAATGAGACAGCACGCTTTAGATTTGGGTTATTCAATGAATGAACATGGATTTACGCCGTCTCCAAGTAAGCAGTTTTTCACAGAAAAAGATATTTTTGATTTTCTAAAACTTGAATACAAATCTCCAGAAAATAGAAAAAATGGAACTTCTGTTATTCTTTTGAATTCGCAATCTGCACCAGCACCTGCACCATCACCAGCACCAGCACCAGCACCAGCACCTGCACCCGCACCAGCGCCA